TGCTGTAATCTTATTCGCAGGAAGTCCACCATTCAAGTCTCCACTTAATAGACCATTCAGTATATACGAACCTGTATCAATAAACGTAGAAACATCTCCTGCCTCTACACCATCATCCACAATAGAGGCATACTCGTTACCAACCTCTTTTACAATACTTCTCAAAAAATCACTCAAATACTTTCTCCTTATAATAACATAGACTATAACACAATGTACTGGTTAAGTCAAGACCTTTTTGCCAGTTTTTGACGGCCCTCTTTGCCATACACATGATACTTTACTAACTTTGTCTCTATTTTTCTACGCTCTCTTGCATAGTATGCTTCATTCTCCATAAAGAACAAACGCTTCTTAGATAGAAGAAGAAGGGGGTTGTCTTTATATAGTATATCATACTTTAAAAGTGTTAAAGACATTAAAAATTCTTTCATAATAAGGGAAGTTCATTTAAATGTTGCTCAGTTCTGATGGTGGGTATGTTGTAAAAAATAGTTGTAGGGAACCTAACATCCTGTATAGATTAGATTTAGTTGCCCAGTTTAAAGGGCCCCATACTTTTAAAAGAGAGGGACAACACGTATCCCCACACGTTATATAACGAACTTTCACTGTGGGCCAACCAACCTTAATGACCCTCTCTTAAAAAGTCCCCATCAAGGAACCCCAGCATAGGGCCCTTGATGAGTAGCTCAGTATTGGTAGAACTTAACACCAGAGAGTTTCTTGGTCACACTCACAACGACAGGTTAGTGCCTGATTGAGGACAGGTCAGCCTAAAATCATTAACCCAACGATCATTCCCCGCCTTGGTGGTCTACTCTAGGAGTAGTGTCGAGCTGCGTCCCTCTCGCCGTACCTCTGAAGGGGAAATATAATTCTTCAGAGGTAGTCTGTATCACTCTCCGACCCCACATAGCTTTCACCTCATACAGACAGAGCCTACTCACGGTTTAACTGGGGTTTAGATTATCGTCAACTCATTCATATCTCCTGTCTCTCTCTCAGTATATCTAATAGTACCACACTCAGAGAGGTTTGTCAAGCAGAAACTTTCATTCACTGCAAGATTTACGGTGAATACTGTGGCTATTCACTGCATGGTTCTACACATGACTTGTCAAGAGAAAACTTTCAGTTAATTCTAAGAGACTTTCAGTTGGTATCTAGCCTGTGGCTCCAGTAGTCTCAGCCAGTAGTTCTCTCTTGGGCCCGAATCCTTTCTCTCTCTATTATCTTTATAGTACCACACTTATATGTATTTGTCAAGAAGTATTTTTATTATATCGTAGGATAAAGTAGTAGTAGTTCATTCTTCCTACTGCATACCCTAGCCAGTACTGAACTCTTCTAGGTAGATACTTAATCATTGACTCTTATCCCTTAACCACTCTACATACTTAATATAACAGGCTGTCAAGGGTTTGTCAAGTACTTTCTGCATTTATTTAGAGTTTTTTTATATATTTTTGGTGTGTGTGTTGGCGGAGCTGATAGACTGCAAACTTTAATCACCATAACTCTATGTTTATTCATACCTTTTTAATGATTGGGTAAATATGGGATACTATGGGATTTTCTGGGAGATTCTTCCGATTACTCCCCTTTCCCCTATTCGGATACATATACTCAAGGCCCTTATTGACTCTTTTCATATGCTCCATATACCCTTTTGTGACCATATCAGTAATCAATTCTATAGTTGACTATCGGTGTTTCTAACTTAGATATCCGATTTGTAAGGGTTTCTACTACCTCTGTTAGATCACTTACCTTATACGTTAGCTGTCGTATATCTGATGCAAGTTGTTCGTTCATCAGTAGCATGGACTCTACTTGTTCGTTTGTCATTATTCAACCTCATTCATTATCATGGAGCAAACCTCTAATAGTTCTTCTCTTGTTAATCGTTTTTCAACATTTTTCTTCATGGTATAGGCCCATGAACGAGTACGATTCAATGATCGAGCAATCTCACTGTCCAGACCTCTACCCTCTATAGGAGTATCAATTACAGCACGTAAATACCTTAACATAGAAGGTGATAACTTCTCTGTTGTTTTACGATCTTCAACTTTTCTTGGCATTGTCATACGATTTCTCCTTAATAATCCAGAAATGACCGTAGGTTACGAGAGCGTGAAGGATGTTTCAATTTCCGTAATCCTTTGGCTTCAATCTGACGAATAGGTTCTCCCGTCATGTTAAATACATTTCCAACCTCTTCCAGAGTGTGAGATTTTACACCCATACCAAACCGCATCCGTAGTACTCGTTCTTCACGAGCTTTCAGAGAGGATAGGACGCGAGTCGTAGTTTTCTTGAGTTCAGAGAGCATAGTTTCCTCTTCTGGTGACATTCCCTCATCGGCAAGGTCATATGCATATTCCAAAGGAACTGCATCCGTCATTTCTATATCAGGCTCTGCAAGAACCTTACAAATTGCAACGTAACGAGATATGTCGTTTTCCCGAATCTCTCGTAGTGCAATACTCTTTTCCGTAGTCGCAAATACCCACATTTTCTTTCTCACTCTCTTTCGATTATTACTTACTATACCACGTTCAGAGGTATTTGTCAACAAGTTTTTTATGCATACCACTTGGCCCACATTTCACTCGTAAGAACGGTCACAGGAACATTAAATTCCATATCCCACACCACGAACACAGCTTTCGTATCCATAATCCGAATCTTGAAAATTTCTTTGAAGCCTTTTCCCCCTTTGACGTTCTTACCCATCTTGGGGGCATTTACTATGGCGGAAGCAACCTCATTTTTGAAGTCTACCATACCGTATTTCTTGGTGTTGTGCATAAAATCTTCAGTCTTGAACCGTTCATTGAACCGTTTGACAACATGATATTTGCAATTTTCTTTGTAAGTGTTCATCGGCATACTCCTTTCTTTCCCGATTATTATTAATAATACCATGTGAAAGGAAGTTTGTCAATAAAAATCTTTTTTTTAAGTCATTGATTTATAAGGAGAAAAAATTATTTTCGATTGTATATCATGCAAGATACTTCTTTAGTTCCTCATATCCACCTATATGATGGCCATTATCCGTATAGATTTGGGGTACTGTCTTTAATCCTGTTCTTTCCTTGAAGTCTTTCTTCTTTTCGGGTGTGTCCAGCATAATGTTTATGTACTCGCAATTGTTCTCAGAAAGTAGATTCTTTGCGCTTGTACAGAAGTCGCAATGCATTGTTGTATAGATTGTGAACATATTAGTGTATTACCTTGTTTCCTTCATGTAAAAATGAATTTCTATTCACCTGTTGGCGTCTTATTTGTGGTATTGTTTCTACAACAACATCCAGCAAACGGTGTATGTCTTCGTCACTTAATTGACTCAAATACAGTTCCATAGTAGCTCTCATCATAACTCCGCCCATCATGATAGGGTCTTGATACTCGTTATGTTTATTCATCAACCATGAAGAACACTCTTCTGAAAAGCGTTCTAATTCATCTTTATCCTTTTGATTCATTCATATTTCCTTATTGTTGCATTAGTTCATAATCAATAGGAGGTTTATCATCGTATTGTTTATGGCCACAATGAGGACACCACATTCTCTTCGGCGTCCAGCCTTCCTTATCCAATGCAACACTCCACCAGAGTTTACATTTCTCACAAGTGAAATGATATAGATATTCTACATATGACATTACACCTTCCACCCTTCTCCAAAGTCTGTCTTATCAAAAATAGCTTCAACAAATTTATCATCCGCACTCGTAGATTGTCCACTATCCACGATGTTCTGTTCACTCATTTTAACGTCAAATAGTCTCATTTTTGCACGATCAATGCCAATTACGAACCGTTTATTCATCGTTGGATCGTTGTATCTATTCTTGAGTTGTTTGACTGCGATCTGATTGAGCTCATCAAGCTCCTCGTTAGAAATGAGTGCAAACATGAGATCAGCAGTTGCAGGCAGGCCAAAACTTTCAGATGTGTCTTCAAGACCAATATCTGTGGATACGAAGCCTGATCTAGTGGTTTGTGTTGCTGACATAATCGGAAGATTTGTCTCAACTGCCAATCCTCTAAGTTCTTCTGCAATTGACTTAATGTACATATAAGAGTTGACATTGGTTGCTCCTTTAAACCGACTTGACGCACATATATTCAGATAATCAATAAAGATAATATCTGGTTTAAAACTCTTCTTGATTGCAAGTTCCTTAATTAATCCTCTAAAGTGTGCAGAGTGAGCGGAAGCAGTTGGATACTCTTTCACGATCAGCTTTCCACTGGTATTCTTAATAATCTTCTCTATCTTACTTTCAAACATCTGCTTGGGAAGGTCATGTAAATCTTCCATAGAGATGTTCATAAGGTTTGCATCAATACGTTCTGCGATACGCTCTTCCGCCATCTCTAGTGTAATGTACAGAACATTTTTACCTTGAGATAGACAGTTTGCAGCCATGTGACACATAAACAAACTCTTTCCGACACCTGTACCAGCAAGTGCAATGTTGAGTGTCTTTGGTGGAAGTCCACCCTTGGTTATACGATTAAAGAAGTCCAGATCAAATGGAATCTTCTCCTCTATCGTGTGATAATACTCATATCTGGAGTCTGAATCCAACAGATAGTCGTGACCAATGTGATTATCAAAACCCACAGCCAAGGCATCTGTGAGAATGCTCGGTATAGCTCCTGCATCTCTATCTCTATCCTTTCCTTCAATAATTCCAATTCCTTCAACAATCGCATTGTATACCGCCTTATCCTTACAAAATTTTTCAGTTGTATCTACGAGCCAGTCAAAGTCTACATCCGTAGATTTTAATGTCTTAATGACTTCGACAACCTTTCCATATTCCGTTTCGTTCAAATCTCTACGATCTTGAACCTCAATCTCTAGTGATGTTTGTGTTGGTATTTTATTATATTTGTCAACAAACTTGGTGATCTCTTCAAATATAGTACGCTCTATTTTATCAGAGAAATAGTCTTTCTTTATAAAAGGTAGCACTTTCCGAGCATATTGTTCATTCGTTACAAGTTGTGTTAGTGCTGTTCTTTCAATCGTTGTATTCAAGATTTTCTGCCTCCAGTTGTTCATCCAGTATCTCCACTAGAATATCCCCTAGTGTGTTCTTAAATTCTACTGATGATTCTAAATCTTCTTGATTGTGACCGCTATGGTCTATGATGTTGTACTTAAAAGACAATGGCATATTACCGTTCTCATCTTCACTTTCAGCCACGGATACCTTTCCATACTGATAAATGATACCCTCATACTTACCATCTTTAATCATGACAGAGGCCCAATCATCGTCACCTTTTGATACAAATGTATAATTCTTTGTCATATATCATTCTCCTAATATATTATTAATAATACACCAACAAGGTATTTAAGTCAATACCCCTTACAGTATTTGCCATACATCTATACACACCTCTATGACATGAAGTGTTATTTCTATTGTAAGCAGTCCTATGATTATTTTATATAGTGTTTTTTGATCCATGCCAATCATATATAATTTGTTTCCACATTATTACCATAGTCAAATGTTCCACTATAATTCTCTAGTGTTACTTCCATGTCTGCGGCTTTGTCACCATCTGCATCCATCTGTAGAAGTTTGGTGTTTGTATTATACACCACTTCATGCGTATTTGTATTTCCTGTAAAAGATGGTACGATGTTGAATGTTGTTGTAATATTACTTATATCAATTTTATCGTTAGTCTCATCATAGTCTGTAATGGTATCACCAACACCAGCAGGGGAATCTGAAAGGGATTTGTAAATGTATACATCACTACCACTTCCACCCTTCAATGTATCTGCACCAGCACCACCATATAACGTATCATCACCATATAATCCAAATAATGTATCGTTGCCATCTAGACCTTCAAGAGTATCGTTGTTAGCCGTACCAGCGACAATATCGTTGTTATTTGTACCCTGTATGGTGCTGTAACCGTCCGTGACGAGTGATGCTGCAAATTGTAGTATATTGGGTGCATATATGTCTTTGAAATTAGGCATTGCTCCTCCAAGATAATAATCAAGTGGTATAGATGAATAGATAACGGCTCCCTGACCATACTTGTATGCAAAATCGACTATCTCATCTCCATCACTGGTGGATAGTAATGCAAGTGAATCATTCGGTAATGTGTCTTTCTTGGTGTATCCATGATTAGAACTATTTCCACCGTCTATTGAACTATCCGTAAGTAGACCCCCTGGCCCTTCGCCAACCACCGTATTCTCATCAACCACATCTATTGCTTGACTGTTCGTAAACTTACGCACTATGTCAGCTGGTTCCTCTCCGAATAGAATGTTCTCTGCATTACCCACTTGTCGATCATGTATTACTAATATCATACCCTCATCAACACGCTCCTTGATACGGTCTACCGCATTGGTATATTCACTACCATAAGAACCATTGGATGGATTGATTGCCCAGAGTATGTCTACACTTGCAAGTTCTGTCTCCGAAAGTGTGGTCATCTTGACCGCTGTATGTCCGGCGTCCTCTATGGGAGCAACTTGTTTTGAGAGTCCTTGACCATTTGACATAGAATAATAACCTATGCTCAAAGCTGCATTTATAGTGTCACCTGTTCCACCAACTCCTAATAGATTTGGTTGTGGTTCTACAGTTTCTTCTTCAACTTCCTCTTCAACCACTTCTTCAACTACCTCAATATATGCTGGTCTGGCCATTGCCATAAACTTTGGTCTTTCTATAATCTCTGGTTCATTGTAAACTATTTCTACCACTGGTTCTACATAGTGTTCAACTACATTATGAACTACCATTATAGGTTCTGGTGCTGGTGCAACAAATACAATGTCTGGTACGATAGGTGCAATTGGAATAGGTTTGGGGGCTTCCATAATGGGTTTGGGTTGTTCTATTACTGGTTCTGGTGCAACCTCTACAACTTGTTCTGGTTTTGCCTCTAAAACTTCTACAACTTGTTCTGGTTTACCTTCTTCTATTACCTCGACAGGGGCTTCTTCCACTACAACTTCTTCTGGTGGTTTTTCACCCTCTGGTGGGCCCTCTTCCAACATAACCTCATCTGGTGGTTTCTCTCCCTCACCCTCTAATAGTTCTGGCTCACCTTCCTCTAGAAGTTCTTCACCTTCACCTTCTATTGGGCCTTCGGGGGCAACGTCTTGAGGGGCATCTCCTTCTTCTCCACCTTCTTCATTGGGGGCATCGGCATCATCACCCTCTTCCGCATCTGCTGGTTTCTCTTGGTCTTGTGGTTTTTCCTCTGCTGGTTTCTCATCGACAACAAACTCCTTGAAAGCTTCTTTTTGGACTTCAAATTCCTGTTTTGCAATCTCTACAACTTCCTTAATATCCTCAACAACCTCTTTGGCAACCTCTACTTCTTGAACCTTCTCTGCTGCAACTTCTGCAAGTTTCTCTGCTTCTGCAATCGCCTCCTTATCTCCTGTTTCTTCTGCAATCTTCTTGGCCTCTTCTGCCGCCTCTTTTGCTTCTTCTGCAACCTGCTCCTTATTTGCAACTTCTTGTTCCGCAGCCTTTGCATCATTAGTCGCCTTAACTACCACTGTAGATGACAATGTAGTTAAGGTCTTACCGTAACTTTTCTGGATATCCTGTTTACTGAGGACAACTGGTGGTGGTGGAGCCTGTGTCGCACTGGTTAACTGTACTGTTGCACCCACTTGGTTCAATACGACAGAACCACTTGAGTTTGTCATCACCAATTCACCAATAATCGGTTTACCATCTCTACCCATTTCTGGTAATAGGGATATGGTGTTTTCATTACCCTCTGCAGCTGCAACACCGGCGATCTTAGTACCTCGTATACCAATAACACCAACTGGTGTATTCAGCATCATTCCTTCGGGATCAGTCTTTGCGATTTCACCAGATATGAAAGAGAACACCCCCTTGACCATGTTGGCCGCAAACTTACCCTCTTGAGAATCCTTATTATAAATCATCTCATCAATGGTCATCTCTCCGTCTTCACCAAGAGAGAATACTGTACCATCAATGAAAGTAACACCTACAGAACCATCCTCACCTGTTATGATTGTATCACCTTGAAGAATAGGGTCATCCTTACTAAGAGCAATCTTTTCACCATCACGAATAACGTGTACTGAACCTTCTATCGTATCAACTCGACCTATTGCATCAGTCTCCGCAGCAGACACAACTTTAGACGCCATGAACATCCATAGTCCAGCCGTTAAACTCTTTGCGATAGATTTAAGTCCTAGTCTTTTATCTCTGGTAGACAACACAATTCCCTGTTCTTAATATGTTGTTCTGCTATATCCTCTTTAGATTGTCCATCGTATTTGACTGCCAGATGTTCACGAATCATGATATCCCCAAGATGCATTTGTCGATCTTCTTTTATATCATGCACCAAAAACTTACCAAGAATACGACCAAACTTACCTGTACCATCTTTCTCTGTCTGTAGTGTTTGCACACTTCCCACTGGAAGATAACTCTTGACAAATTCTTTAGCCATGATACCATACGTTTTCTCGACCTTATCTCTTGTTCTACTTTCTGGCGTGTCTATGCCCAAAACACGAATACGTTCTTTACGCATCCATACTCCAAACCCTAGATCAATATCTACATCTACTGTATCACCATCTACCACTCTTAAAATAGTGCATTTATATGTGTGCATCTTCTTTGTTCCCCTCAAGTGTTACCCATAACATACCACCACACTTAACCTCACAATGGAGCTCTTCGCATCGAGCAAAGACTTCTTCTGGACTTCCATCCAGTGTTCCCGATACACTCAAACTGTAGTCATGTTTGAACGCATGAGTTCGTTCTTTACCCTTGACCATAATGATATTCTGATCAGCAATTGTAGCTGTTCGATAATCCAGTTCATTAGGTATCTCTGATTCATGACAAATAGGTATGTAGCCTACTGTAGGTTTATGAGTGTGTTTCACTAATCATTCTCCTTACAGTACGGAATATTTAGGAAATTCCATGCATAGGTTTCACAATTCATAGCATACAAATAATCTATATGCTCTTTAGGAGAAAGACAGGGAGGCCATATGATTAACACTCGACTCCATTGACAATCTCGTTGAAGTGCAATAGAAGCAGCAGTTTCATTCATTGTTTTTCCATGATTATCTAGAGCTACAATATCTCCAACAGTAGTTGCAGCCGAAAGTTGCCAAGGTACACCTAGAAATGCACAACCACTAACGCTTAGATTTATGATTAACACAATGGAAAAGATTTGGAGTAGATTGGTGTTGGCCATGGTCTTCATTCACACGCTTGTTTAGTTTATCATAATTTTTGACAACATATTCTTGACACAACTCTTTTGTATCAAACATTGGTTTGTTAATAATATCAGATGGGGTATTAGGATTCGCTGTTAATAGAACAATTATGAACCACTTCATACATCATATTCCGAAACTATCTCCGCATCCACATGAACTAGCGGCGGTAGGATTTTTAACTGCAAGAAAACTTCCACCTAATTCAGTAACGTAATCAATTTCGGAACCAATGATATACATCTCAGCCATGGGGTCTAACAACAAAACTTCACCTATAGGATCAGACCATTTAACGTGTTCTATAGAGGGATCAGTAGATAAACCCCAAACATACTCAAAACCAGAACAACCACCACTCTTGACTCCAAGGGTGATGTATGCTCCGTTGGATACACTTTTCATGTATTCTTTTGCACTGTCTGTTACTGTAACCATAGGACTATTTAGTTAAGTCGATTTGCAACTCGTAACAGATATGCAAGAACTCCATCCCAATAGTCTTTTCCCCACTGCGATTGTACGTTATCCCTTGCAGTTCGGGCATTCGATATCAAGCGATTCAATTCCTCTAGAATCATTTTCAAGTTCCTTCATTTGTGTTACAATTCCCATGAAAATAGAGAAGAACTTCTCCATCTTATCCGTTTCTGCAACCGCTGGAACGCAAAGAGTCTTTGCGCCCTTGTCTTGTTCCAAGATAGCAACTCTTGCATCTAGACATTCCTTCATAGATGGCATCTCTACCTCATATGCACCCATGCCGCCACCAAGGGCAGAAACGATTAACAACGCTTTCATCATGATAATAATTCCTCGTTTGTCGATTTAATATCAGTTAATTGATACTAGCATAACCATCTGGCCCATCCAGATTGATGATGGTTTCAAACTTTTCAAATCGTTTACGAATCACTTTATATTTTTCCTTATCCATTCAATCTTTTGTTCTGTTGGCCAACTCTTGAGATAATCATTATCCTTATCAAATAATTCAAACATATCTTCTTCATTCATCTCAACAGTATCAATGATATATTCGCCCATGTATTCTTGGGAAAACTCTTCACAATCGTTGTTACAAACTGTATCGTTAGCCCATTCAATTCCATTAACTTGTTTTTCAGTGTTTAATTTTTGCAAATCATCTTTATGCATTACATAACGCATTCGGTAAGATGAAATACACGTAACAACGACATAATCTTTACTCATTCCCTATTTCCTTATTGTTCCACCGTTCAATTTCTTCAGCGGTCATATAATATTCAAGCACAGTTTGAATTGCTTTGAGCAATTCATAATCCGGCTCAAGCACTGTATCAGAACAGTCTACCCGATCAAACTTGTTATTTCTCAGATAAGCATCTTTCAACTCATCAACAATAACTTGGTCAACATCTTCAACTTGTAATGTAATTGTTTTCATTCTACAAGTTTCCATCCAGACATCATGCACTCATATTTCTTTGCACCAATCAGTACAAAGTCACCGACACTGGTAGACCGACAAGACTTCTCAGGCCCCATATATTCGATACCTTCTTTACTGGTGTACCATGCTTCATTGATGGTGTTTGTCTTCATGAAGGCGTGTTCCAATTTCTTCGTATCAGTCCACTCCTTCTCAACCTCGACAAATGCAACCAAATGAGACTTCTCTTCAAAAGCTGCATGGACAACCGAAGCCATTTCTTTAGGATTTTTTACATCATCCAAAGTGTCCAACAGGGCGTCTAATTTCTTGTTCATTTTAGCCTCCATATGTTCCTCTGCTTTTTCAATTATACCTATCATCACTTTCTTCCATAAATCGGGTTTTGTGTTTCGCTTTTCTATAAGACTCAGAATCTTTTAACCTATCACGAAATGTCTTGCCGTGAAAATTACTGTCTGGGTCGAGCATATCTTTAGCAATAAAGTTTCGTATCTTTGGTGCCTGTGGTTTTCTAATTTTCTTAGACATTTTGTCCTCGTTTTACTCAAAAGAGTTACCAACCTCTTTCTTGAACTTGGTTATAACCGAATTTTAAACATCAACAAACACTCCTATTGGAGAGCCGTTAACAGAAGTGTCACCAGGCATCATGATACAAGACTCGTTGATTTCCTCAACAAAACCCACATCACCCTTGATGGTGATAATACCAAAATCTGACACGGCTGTTACCTTACCAAACTCTTCACAATGCATCGCACCGTAATTAAACCGAATTTTTGTACCAACTTCAATCATTTTCTCTCTCTCTCTCTTGATTATATTACTAGTATACACTATAGAATAAGGTTTGTCAACAGTTAATTTCAGTCCTGAAAGTCCGGGCCCGGAAAGGGCCAGGTCCACCTAGTTCGTGTAATTACCGTTGATTTTTCCTCATTACCAGTGTAGGAGTTAAAGTAAACATCGTGTTTTTTGACTGTTCCACTGATATTGATTGTATCACCCTTCACTGGTACTTCGTTAGCCGTTCCAGAGTAGAATGTGGTGATTAGATTACCACTGGTATCCTCTATTTTCAACAATAGAGTCGTACCATAATATCCATTAACGTATTTTGCGACTAGTACCTTACCTTCAGCCGTAATTTTACCCCCAACCTTACCGATATAACCAGTAACCTTTTCAACTACAGGTTTGGGATTCTTCACTTCTTCTAAGTTCTTTAAAAGTGCATCTATGGACATTAGACCTTTTCCTCATAATTTTTGAACAATTCGGTGAGATGACCTTCCATCCGATAGGCCTCAGTTTCCCAAGGTTTCCGTTTATAGGGGGCTTTAGTGTAGTTCCGATACTTACCGTCTTTACACTTCCAAAACTGCTTGTATTCACCTCTGAAGGTATCTTTTAAACGACCAGTAGACATTTGACAGACATGAACCATTTCATGACAAATGGTTTCGATCAGTTTATCCCGACCTTCAATCCGACCTAGCCGATGGTCAACTTGTACAATCAAGTCTTTCTCATCTTCACCCATGAACGCAAATCCCATTGCACCTTCATCTAGAGTTTTACAGAACTCTAAATCAACACACAATGTACGCATACGAGGCATGAGGATATCCATGCAGAACCACATAACGTCCTCTGCAAGTTCTCGTTCTTTCTTCAGACCACCAGTGGCTTCAATATGGATCATACGAATCTCTCTCTCTGATTATATTTAATCATACCATCTCCAGAGGGATTTGTCAAGAAAAATCGTAACGTGTAAGTCCTTGATAATAAAGGATACTTAAAAAAAATAATCTTAATCGTAAATTAACCTATTTGTGGTATACTATGAGAGAATCGAAAAGGGAGTCTATATGCACTATAGAGTATGTATGTTATATGAGTGGGTGTTCAATCTGGTGAACAGACGCTCTACTGTTAGATGGGTGAATGAGCCTCAGAAGTTAGATATTAGGGTCTAGAACCCCTTAGGGCCCTTGGTGATGCCCCTATCTTTCATTTGTTGCATCACCCACTGTTTTGCGATAGGGCTCGTCACTTTCTTTTTGAGGAGTCCTCGAATCTGTTTGAATACAGGCGTCATAACATCTTCGGTTGCATCGTTGTTGTCTACCACAAGAAAATTCTGCCTGAAGTGTTGACTGAACTTACCTATGTTTGATTGAACATCGTTCCAAGATTTGACAACGATTGATTCTGGCACAGTTCTATCTCGCTTTGCGTTACGAGCAAGTGCAGTATCAAGAGAAGTGTTCACAAAAATCATATGTGTGTCATAACCTAGTTGTCTTAGTTGAACAGACTGCTTTGAAATCTTGTCATAGTCCTTACCAGTTCCATCTATGATAAGTCCAATACGACCTTCAACATAATTTGCTTGACGAGCTTTGGTTATTCTTTTTGCTTTGTCTCTGACCTCATCTCTTCGTGGATCATTAGTAGACATTTTCAAAGAAATGCCAGCATCTTTGAGATATTTCTCAAATGCGTCATCTGAGTTTACAATTTTAAGTCCACTTCCACCAGTGGTTTTCCTGACAACGTATGACTTACCGCTGCCAGGTCCACCAGCTAGAAAGAAGGCTTTAAATATGTTGGGATCGTTAAGTCCCTCTTGCAAATCTTGGAATGTTTTCATAATTACTCCGTAATGTATCTTTTCTATACCCTACTAATTCTATAATGTATTTATCATCATCTGAAAGTTCCTCTAATATTTTACGTTCTTGTTTCTGAAAGTTCATTTTTTTAATTCTGGTTTTCATCTTAATTGACATTGGTTGTTCCTTTCTAAATAAATTCAGATCAATTTGTTGGGCATTTTTTTAGATACACTTCTCCTTTCTTTATAACTGTGGATAAAAAGTTTCTTTGTCCTTATAGACTAAAGCTTTTTTCTCTGGTTTTGGTTCATACAAATCTTTTGGCCCATCTAGTTCTTTAGCCAGAGAGTCCTTTACGAGTGTCACAATTGATGTATGTATGTCACGATCTTTATGAAAAGTAAATTGGTGTTTAATTTTCTTTATTAGAAAAACTCCCTGATAAAACCTGTCACTTTTAGGATTATCAGGTCTTTTAGATGCAAGTTGAATAGGTATGTCTAACTTCACAACATCTCCAGCATTAATAGATGTATTACCGTGTATAGTTATATTTATTAAAAGACCTTTTTCTAACTGATTTACAGTAGATGATCTTTCCTGTAAAGTATTTTGTGGGTCAGGAGCTGCATAAGGTTCTGTGCCGTCTACATTTGTATTATTTGTATCTGTCTCACTCTGTGAGATTGATGTTAGGTATGTTCTGGCTGGAAAATCAGAGCTTCTAGAACCGTCCTTCGCTATCGTTACATCACTGAAAATGGGAAACTGTTTTTTGTCATGGTAACTTGTTATGTGCTTTTCTTTATTAAAATTATCAAAGTAATTGTAAGTGTATTCTTCAAAAGATTTACTGTAGATATTATGCACAATAAGCTTAGATGCTAAAACTCCTGTTGTAGAATTAAATAGACCATCACTGTTTTCTATGATTTCATAATCAATAATATTGCTTAATCCCAATTGGACTTTTTCATTATTAGGTTGGGGGCCAATAATATGAGTTGTGTATGTTTGAGAAATAGGTTGTGCATACATACTTGCTAAACTTCTAAAATGATACCCCTTAAATGTTTCATAGAACATATAACTAGGAGTTGCATTGTCAGATAAACTTGATGTTGATTGTTTCATCGCCATTGATATTACATTAAATGGAGATATGTTTGGAGCAACAATTCTTTTAACACCATTTGTTGGCTCTAGAAAAATTTGTTTTTGACAATTAACCCTCTTTAACATATCCTCAACAATATTAGAATACGTTCCCTTTAAGGATTCCTTAACTCTTGTTCTTTGATTTTTTACCAACTCTGAAGTTGTAAAGGTTAACATATACACATTTACGTTATTGCCTACTGCAACTCTATTTTCTACAGAATTTATGATTAAAACATTTTTGGTAAAATCTATAATATCTCCATCTGATTCAAAAGAAGGAGTTTTAATCTTTAGAAAAAAATATTCTTGACCAATAATTGGGCCTGAACCCATATAATCAGCAGCATCTTGCAACATAATTTCTCCAGATATTGCATTTCTCTGACAGTCCTCGTATATATTAATGCTTATTATATTTGTATTTTTTTTGAGATCAATTCTTAAACCAGAAGATGTTACTAATTTTGCTTCAACCAAATCAAAATCACCAGCAATTTGAATTTTATCAGACATTACAACACACTTGCCCCTATAAGATTTTCAAACTCTTCTACAAACTGATCTACATATGATGAGTCTAGTAAACGTATACTACGTAATGTGTCTTGTCTACTTTCTTCGTATTCACTATTTGTTACGAGTGTAGCACCAGCATGACTTGTGTTATCTGAACCAATATCAATCGTTACTGTGGTATCACCAGAGGTTTGTGTTATCTCATAATGGTGTGTTCCATCGGGATTACTGTACTTATCATTAACAAAAGCTAAAAACTGTGGTGTGGATAAAGGCCACTGATGATACCTGTCTGTGATACCATTTACATACATAATTATCCAGTGTAGATTAGGATCACCATAGAGTTTATCTGCAATCATCTCTGGCGTTTCTCCCTCTTTAACATCATAGGTATCAAAGAGAAGTGCATTTGTTCTTACCTTTGATCTAAGAGCAACACGTTTCATTAGATTGGTAACAATCTTAAATTCACCATTACCCACAGAATCATATGGTATGAGAGGAAAATTTGCAAAATACATTATTAATATCCTTGTGCAATGTGGTCTTGGCTCAATAATTCTAATTCAGTGAAACTTAATGTCATTTTAGTTTTCTGTGGAGGCGCGCCAAAACCAAATTTTGATGATGTTGGTTCATACGCAGTAAAACGATCTGCACCATATTCTACCGCAACATTTCTTAAAAAGCACGATGATACTTTATTGATAAAGTCATTATTATTACCTTTGTACATATATCGTATATCAAATGTGCCAGGAATTTTCATTTCTCTTCTTGTTGATTTGTTAGCATATTCTGGCATCATAAAAAATTTAAAGTGGTATATGATGTTTTCTACTAATCGTGCTTCCTGAGCACTTTTAGGTAAAAACATAAACGTATAACTGAAGTCTCTTCGACCAACACCTTCAAACATCAGTTCCATTCTTGGTGTTATGACAGTTCCCTTAGAAAGTTCCATTAAAGTTTGGGCACCAGATGCAAACGTATCCAAAGTTCCCATAGCAAAACTTTGAGCAAGTTCATTAAATCCTTGTCCACTTGCATCCATAGCACCTTGCAACTTAGTTGTCATATTTCCTGGCGTAGCAGAAAATGCTGCAATGGCATCACCAAATGCAGCTGCCATACCGCCAATTTCTTTGTCTCCATATTTTACATCATAACTTACTTGTATAGAGGGAGGCATATACAGTGCAATTGTTGTGTCGTGCCGTACAGTAGGAAGCTGTGAATATACGATTGAGCGATTTAATTTACCACCAGCATTATCCATTAACTTTGAATTTCCATAACCTTCCACTTGGTAAGCTGCAATCACGCTCTCCTGAGTGGAAAAATCGTCACTACCATCATCAAGACCTTCCAGTGACATATCACTTATTATTTCTTTTTCAATTGATGCAAAACCTCTAGCAGTTTTATTTTTTGCAAGCTTGCCAGGAATTCTTTTGTTAATTTCAAAAAGTATATAATGACCTTGCTGTGCATTACTATCAACATCTATGGGATATGTTAATATTGTGGTGGTTTTTGGAGAGTAAAGTTCTCCAAAGTCATCAACATTAGCATTATTACCCTCTAGAGGTAAACGACTAATATTTTTAATTGCTTTAGCACTAGCTTTAATTGATTTATTAGCATATCCAGCAATTCCTGCTCTTACTGCACCTGTAATTCCTGTTAATACTGCCATCTAAATATCCCTATAAACTGTTATAAGTATTTATACATTATGTCGTACAAAGGTAAATATACTCCAACTAATCCCCGAAAATATACAGGGAATCCATCTAACATAATTTATCGTTCTCTATGGGAGCGAAAATTTATGGTGTATTGTGATACCAATGAAAAAATACTTGAGTGGGGTTCTGAAGAAATCATTATACCCTATTTATCTCCTTGGGATGGTAAAGTTCATCGTTATTTTCCAGACTTCTATATTAAAGTTAATCAGTCAAGTGGTAAAATTAAAAAGTTTATCATTGAAGTTAAACCTAAGAAACAAACTAGGCCACCAAAACCTGTAACCCGAAAAACTAAAAGATTTATAAATGAAGTTAAAACTTGGACTATAAATGAAGCAAAATGGAAATATGCAACAAAGTGGTGTGAGAGTAATGACATGGAGTTTAAGATATTAACAGAGGATCATCTTAACATTAAGTATAAATAATAGTATGGCACAGAGTAAATATATTCAAAGCGTTTTAGATGATGCTAAAGGTAGACCCAAATCTACTCAATGGTATCAGGACAAGATTAAAGAGTTTGGTAAGCCTGGAGCTCTGGACTTGATTCGTGATGGTAAAAGAAACAATAAACCATTTTATGGTAAGTTAAATATGTTTTTCTACAATCCAAAATTCAAGAAAAAGTTACCTTACTATGATACTTTTCCTTTAGTGTTGCCTTTAGAAACATATAGTGATGGATTTTTAGGTTTAAATTTACACTACCTTCCAATTCCCTTACGAATAAAATTACTTGATAGATTAGTAGACTATTCTAATAACACACAGTTTGATGAAAGTACACGATTGATTGTTAATTATAGTAAATTAAAAAAGATAAAATTAATACAACCAACCATACACAAATACTTAGCTGGTCATGTACAGTCACAGTTTCGTAGAATAGATGCAGATGAGTTTACAGTTGCAACTCTTTTACCAGTACAAAGATTTAAGAAGGCAACTGCAAAAGAAGTATGGTCTGATTCTAGGAGTATGATCTAATGGCAATTCCTAATTTTTTAGAGGGTGGTGCTTTTGGTATTCTAAATGATATTCTTTCTGGATTTCACGATAATAATGGATATGCACAACCAAATAGATATGAAGTTTTAATTTTACCTCCTGCCAAACTTGGTGGTGGCCAACAACAAAATATATTTGCTGGCATGGAAAGACAAGGTGATACAAGAAGTATATCTTTACGAGCTCAAAGTGTTAATCTGCCAGGCAGAAACTTAGCAACATCTAATGACACTAACATATATGGCCCAGAGAGAGAAGTCGTTGAAGGTGTTAATTATGCAGAAGAAATATCTATAGAATTTCAAGCAAGTTCCAATTTATCAGAAAGAGTATTTTTTGAGAATTGGCAAAGAAATGCTTTCGATGAAACAACTTGGAATATTGGATACTATAAGGATTATATTGGTGAGATGCAAATATTTGTTTTAGATAAACAGGATCAAAGAAGGTATGGTATTAAATTGTGGGATGTTTTTCCAAAGACTATAGGCCCAAATGCGTTAGCATATGATGCCAACGATCAACTTATGTTAACACCTGTGAGTTTTAGTTTTAGATACTGGACTAGTTTAGATCAAAATCAAAATCCAGGCACTAATATCTTTGATAGAGTTCTTGAAACTGTGGTTAACACAGCAGAGAGGAATATAACTAGGAATATTCCTAGAATACTGAATAGATTATAATAAAGGATGAAATTTTATGGCGTTACCTAAACTTGAAACGCCAGTTTATGAACTTGAACAACCATCAACTGGCGAAACGATTAAATATAGACCCTTCTTGGTCAAAGAACAAAAAACACTCATGTTAGCTTCTGAATCTGATGATGAAAAACAGGTAAAAGAAGCACTAGCAGGAATTATTAGTAACTGTACCTTTTCAAAAGTAGACCCACTTAAAATTCCTATTTTTGATGTAGAATTTTTATTTTTAAGAATACGAGGAAAATCTGTAGGAGAAAAGATTGACTTGAGTTTGTTGTGTCCAGATGATAATGAGACAAGAGTAAACAAAACTATCAATCTAGATGAAATTGGTGTGAACATGAAAGTTGGTCATACTAATGAAATTGATATCACAGATAACATAAAAATGGTTATGAGATATCCTACTCTTGATGACATGTCAGATATTGGTAGTGAAGTAGAAGGTGTTGAAGATATGTTTTCAATGATTAGACGTTGTGTTCATGAAATTCATGATGGTGAAAAAGTATATAATAGAGTGGATATGTCTAGTTCTGAGTTAGAAGAATTTGTTGATAGTTTAACAGGAGAACAGTTTGAGAAATTAAGTGACTTTTTTGAAACTATGCCAAAAGTTCAACACTCTGTAGAAGTAACTAATCCAAAGACTAAAAAGAAAGGTGAAGTCGTTATTGAGGGAATTCAAAGTTTTTTCGACTAGCCCTTTCTCATGATTCAATTTTTAATTATTTTAAAACAAATTTTGCCATGTTACAACATCACAATTGGAGTTTATTTGAATTAGAAAATATGATGCCTTGGGAAAGGGAAATTTACATAGGTCTTTTATTAGAACATTTAGAAGAGCAGAGAAAAGAAGAGGCTAAAAACTAATGGATATACCAACACCAAATGCAGCTGCAATGGAAATAACAGAATTTCTTCTACCTTACATTGGTATGGTGATGATCGTTATCATAGGTTTTATGATAAAAGATTTTGCAACCAAATTGAGTAAGGGTATTGCATTTTCTATGAATAAACAATTTCAAGAGGGTGATAAAGTTCTTATAGATGGAGAGCGAGCTCTTATTGTTAAGATAGGTATATCACAAACTGTGTTTGGTATTCAAAAAAGTCATGGTGAGTTTGGTGGTGATTATGTGTGGAGATATGTGCCGAATGAGCGTATAGAATTTCTTAAAATAGAAAAGATAATTTTCGACCATACTCCCATAAATAATAGAAATAACATAGCAAATAATAAAGAACAGATAGAGGAGATTAAAAATGGCTAAAGTAGTCGTAGTTGAAGATGCAGAAGCAGAAGAAGCTCCAGCACCTGTAACATGGTACAACAGTATTTCATCTTCCCAGATAGACAAATGGCGCATTTGGCCTCGTATGTTAATCACTCTTTATGGTGTTATGTTCTATAGAACAACTGAATGGTTTATGGCTCTTCCCGAACCAACTAATGCTCAGAGTGCATTTATATCCGTTATTGTAGGTGCTGGTGCCGCATGGTTTGGACTCTATTGTGGTTCTGGTGGTAGTAAGGATAAAAAATAATGGCTGCTGAAACATTAACAGATGTAACAAAAGGTTTACAAGAAGTAAATGAAACTCTTCGGCAACAAGCGGTGGCTGAGGGTAAGGCTGATCCTCTTAAATTTATAAAAGAAGAAGCTGTTAACCTTTTAATTGCAGAATCTAACCGTAGAGCTTCAAAAGAATTAGTGAAGGTAGAAAAGAAGGAAGCAAAAGACTTACTAAAGACAGACAAGGCGGCCGCCAAGGCACGAAAAGCAATTGCTAGTGATTTAGTCGAACATTCAAAAACGCGAGACACATATTTGCAAAATATGGCTGGTGGATTTGATCAACTCCAACTCGGTCAGCAGCGCGTGATCAACGCCAACAGAAGTTATTTTGAAAAAATTGCTGATAACTTTAAGGCCGTAGGCGAACACTTGGTGGGAATGTATAAAGAAGGCCTGACTGACCGCCGATTTCAAGGTGCAGCTGCAGCAGAGGATAAAAAGAAAAAGAAATTTAATGAAACGAGAACATATAAAGTCCTTCAAGGAATTGGAAAAGGTATTTTATCTATGTCAATGTCACTTGGTGGTTTACTAAAAGATAAAGTAAAGGCTGGTGTTTCATCAATTTTTGGTTTACTACAGAACCTTGCTCTTGGTGGTTTAGCTCTTGCTGCAATTGCATTTTTAAATAATCCAAAATTTGCAGAAATGATGAAATTTATTAGAGATGAAGTTATACCAGTGATAGGTAAATTTTATGAGGATATATTAGTTCCATTATTTCAAAACTTAAAAACATACTTTTTTGATGTAATAGAAAGTTTTGGTAAGTTTTTTGATGATCCTGATTTTCAAAAAACCATTAAGAATTTTAAAGAGGGTAAATTCCTTGATGGATTTGGAAGTCTTTTCACAAGTCTTTTAAAACCAGGCGGTTTGATTGACAATTTATCAACAAATTTATGGAATCTATTTGCCCGTATATTTGGGATGGAACAGATTGAAGGTAAGGATACAGTTTTTGGTATGATAGGAAAACAGTTTATAAAATTTTATGCAAGATTTCAAAATTATTTTAGAAGTACGGTAAACGATGTTTTTAAAACACTTAAAATGGACAATAGACTTGATCTAATTGATGAAGATACTGGTAAAAATATTGAGAGCGAGTATAATAAAAAGATACGATTAGAGAAAGAAGCAGAACAAGCAAAAAGAGAAGAGCTTATTAAGGCAACGCCGGAGCTTACAGAAAAAAGAGATGCTCTGGTGAAAGAAAGAGCAAGAATTGAGGCCATGCCTAAGCGGATGGGCGATGGATTTACCGCACTTGTTAATATGGAAAGAATTAAAGCCGAAAGAAAACTTCTAGATGATGAAGCGGAACTGCAAAAAATTGCAGAAAACAAAATACGGGATGAACAGATCAAAAAGGAAGTAAAAAACAAACTCGGCAGAGGAGCACTTTTCTCATCTATTGAGAAAAGAATAGAAAATCAAGAGAAGTTTTTAGTAATAGCAAGAAAAAAAGAAAATGCTGAAAACATTGCACGAATCACGAAAAGACTTGAAGATATGAAAAAGTATAAAGCTGCAATTGTAAGTAATAGTGGTAACACTCAAGTAATTACTTCTGATAGTAGTCAGAAATTTTCAATATCATCTCATCCTATCCATATCCAAAGTCCAACGATTGCGACATTGACCAACATTCCTTAGTAGATGTTGAGTTTGTTAAACTTTAAAAAATAAAAACCCCTGTATTTCTACAGGGGTTTCTTTTTATCGTTTGATGGTAATTCCACCATCTTCATCAAATTTTAGATTGATCCACTCACTGTCCTTTGTTGGACATTTTCTTTCAAAAGATTTATCCTCAAACCAACCTGTATGGCGCCTAATACCAGAGAACTTATCACTCAGAGGTTCACTTGAAACTCCTGTCACTGGTTGTGCATTAGGTGCTGGTTGTATACTTTCAATCGCAGAAACTAATTCGTTTACTTTTGAATCAGGGCCTACAGTAACACCAGAGCCAATATAATTTTTAACTAATTCAAAATCTGCACAATTCATTACAGGTGGATTAGTTAGTTTAAGTGTTCCACGTTCAATGTTATCTCTACATTCAATTGTAACACTGTTTGCACTAGCAGCAGTACTAAAAAGTACCACTGCTGATGCGATCATAATAAAAGTCTTCATCAATCAACCGTCCTCGGCAAGTTTTTCAAAATATGACATAGTATCGTCATCTTCATCAGAAGAAGTAACTGATACAGTAGGAGCAGGCTCCTCTTTTGTATCTACTACGATTGTCTGTACTGGTGAGTCATCAAATGCTTGATCAGTTTTGAAATCTGTGACATTACCAACTCTAGTAGTGCCTGACAAAACTGTATTCAAACGAGTCTGCAACTCATCATAAGACTTGAAGTTAGATGGAGCAGTAAACTCTGTGAGAGAATATTGTTTTTCCCAAAGTGCCTCAAGTTCTGCATCATCACCATTCAATAGAGCAGATGGTGCATCAAACTCTGACTTGTCATAGTTCCAGTAACCATCGACCTTACGTAGTTTCAATTTGAAGTTTGCACCTTCCCAAAAATCAAATGGATTTACTGGAGTCTCATCTTCAAATGCAGGCTGCATTGTCTCCATAACCTTATCAAAGATTTTCTTACCATAACGATAAAGGAATACTTTACA